CTCTGCGATGGTTCGTGGGTCTTGTCCGTAGTCCTGGTCAAGGTCCATGAGCGAGGCAAAAGGGCTCGTTCCATCTGGAGTTACTGCCTCAATTACCTTTGGGGAGGGGAGGGCTTTTGCGTGGTACACAGTAACGCGACAAGCGCTCTGTTGTATCCACGACCCTGTGATGTTGGGGATGCAAGTAAGGGTGATTACATAGTCAAAAGCTGACTGCACCTGGCTAATCAAAGCTCGAATAGCCGCGGTAAAGATCAGCGAATTACCAGTAAATCGCGCCTTCTTGACGATGAAATCTCCAACCGTCGCGATGACACTGGAGGTTGAGACTTCAACGTTGATCACACCGTCGTTGTCCAGGAGGCCGGCTGTGGCATATAGAGTAAAATCAATCTCCATATTGCCATAGCCGGCCTCCGCCGGAGTTTCGGCGGGCACAGTTATTTTCACCGAGCTGCCATGGACCATGTATTTGGGCGACATGGTTTCCTGAGCAGCCTCGGTGACCAGAGCCGACTGTGTGAGGGCCACTGTTTCATCCGAGAGTGGAGGTGTCACTAGCTCTTCAGACTCCACAACAATCGCAGCCAACGACTCGCGCAAAGATATACTCGGGAGCACTACTACTGCCTTAACTCGATTGTGGGCAGTGGTGCTCGACCTCATAACCTTTGCACGCGTCGTTGGGCGGACGTCCTATGTAGACGCCGTGCCAAAGAAGGACACATCGTAGGTGACCCACAGCTGACCATACTCTGAATCCTTCGAACCTGTGCAAACACAAGGGATTGCACATGGCCCGTAGTCTTCTGAGATGCCCTTGGCCGGAGCTGTGGACGTGTCAATAAGGATTTTGTAGTCCGAACGAGTCTGAAGGCGGGATGGTGGGAGGACCATTTTCAATTCTTGCCAAACTGGTCCCATAACATTTGGCGTACATGCCGAGACGTGAGAGGTGGTCACGGCGGTCACATTACTGCCAAAGTCCCAGTCCGCACCAATGTTGATGGTGCCACTTTCCATCATGCTAACACTGGGTCTGTAGTGAACAACTACAGAGTGCCAGCGAACACGATCGAAACACTTAGCTAGATTTACTAGCCAAGGGAACTCCCCTGGGACAAGCCAGTTGTAGGTTGAGTGTGATTTGGTGGTGGAGCCCTTGACTGAATCAAGGAACTCAGTTCTTCGTATGCGAATTCCCCCGTCTCCAGGCCCCATAAGAGGCCGAGTCGGCTGAATACGCGCACGAGGAGCAAGAGGACCGCGTAACTGGCAATCATTATTGCGGCCAGTAACAGGGCCTCGACGTCGGCGCCGCTGCTTTCGTGTGGGCGCGGTTGGGGTGGCGGCATCTGTTAGAGTTGATCTCGCCAATTTTCGCTGGAGTGTCGCAATTTGATTCTTTAATTGTTCCATCCTAACCACCAAGAATCAGAAGTGGTAAGGCTCTGTTTTGTATACACTTGTGTTCGTTCCGATGGTTGTATATACGAGTAGGAGGTCCAGTCAATAGCCTCCATCAACTCTTGAACATATGGGGGTATCCCCCAACCAGTATATACATCCATCCGAGCCTGAGTTGTGATCTGGCTCTCTACAAGGGGAACGTCCAACTTTCGGTATTCATTTTGATCGTCGAAGAGCCTTTTACGTGATAATTTAATCAGGGATGAACCAAAACTTTGCAATATCGGCATGCCGGTGTTAGTCGATAGCTCGCAATGTCCATTAGCGGCTATCCATGCTGGCCAGGAAACATCTGCATATTTCCGTCTACTACATGCGGTATTGCTCAATACTCTCATCGGGTTGCGCATCATATTGTTCTTATTTCCGCGGACCAACCTACACTGACAAAACTCAGCTTGAGTTATGTCGTCAACGATTTCATGCTTTGTGTCAAATCCAAGCCTTCCAAATATGGTAAAATCTAATTTACTTACATCGTTGGCTTCCACAAAGACTATGGAATCGTCCCCATCTAAAATGATGTCAAACTTATTGACTCCACTAAGATGAAGAAAACCCCATAAACAATCAGCGTTGACGATTGTGTTACCACAACCGGTGTCTGGGTCTCCACTCATGCGCGTTGCCGTCGTGTTGTACCTAATGCCTCCTCTTGACCAACATTTATTCTTGAGTTGGGATCTGCAACACTGTTGAAGTGTTCGCGATCGGAAGGCTCGCTGGTACTTGCGGTGTGTAGACTTTAGATGTTCCGTGTTTATCGTCGAGTCAAAGCGGGAATGATCCAACAACACATAGCGAGGATTGTCAAAGCAAGCTGATTTCTCAATAATGAGATCAGCTCGTTGATAGTTGTTAAGCCCCTTCGCTATGATACGTGTATTCGAGACCACACCCATGGTCAGGCTCCCATAGAGCTCATGTTCATAGGCTTTAATATATCGGCCCATGTACAAATTGAACTCTGGTCTCCTGAACTGGATTGCTCTCGGGTCTTTTGACCCAATGACGTCGAGCCCTATTTTGTCAGGCTTGACGAACATTGACACGTGTGAATATTCTTTTTTGTATCCGGTGTTGTTAAGTCTCTGCATTGCGTTGTAATACATACGTTTCTTGCGACCGGTGTAGGCAGCAACCACTTGTTGGTAAGTGGACGGTACCAGATCCGAAGGGTAGTAAGGAACAGTTTGTCTTGCTACCCACCTCCACAAAGACTCATCAAATGGGATATATGTTCTGTCCACGAGATGTCTATTGTGCAGCGCGACAACCTCGTTGCAAACGCAGTTGTCGTGGACACTAATTGGATAAACAAAGTCGCTTGGACAGACCATATATAACCGAGTCGTGGACTGGTGTATGTAATGCGGGAGCCTTAACAATCGATGACGCGGGTCAATAGATTTGAGACCCACCCGTGAGCAGCACGTACCTTCCAGGACTGAGGGGAGGATGCGCTCGACCCTGGCGCTCCTCCATTGCGTAAAAACGCATCATGATTGTCCCGCATCTGCTGTTCGCGCTTGTAACCCAAAACACGCCTGGTTACTTCCTCTTCCTTGTCAATGAGCATGGCCGAACAAATTGCACGACTTATCATTTGGTGCTTTTCGGCCGATGTATAGTCACTCATATCAAATTGCTCTAAAAACTTTCGAGCTTTCTGTTTGAGCTGCAACATCAACAAGGGGGTGCGCGGGAGGTACATTGCTTCGGTCTTGAGCTCTGCCACCAGATCGGCGTCGGTCTCTAATTTTTTGAGCAACGAACGACGGCGAAATGGGTATTTGCAAATGACTCCAGCCATTTTGGGTTTCAACGGTTCCTTAACGAACCGTATCTTCTCCTCAATACCACTCAGATCACGTGTATTCAAGGGATGATTCTGTTTAATCCCCTTGTAATAGAACGCGGTCCGGATGGGTGCTGGAGTTTCTTTGGCAGCTTTGTCGGCAGGGTCAATGGCCTTTGTCGCATCCGTCTTCCCAGTAACTGGGGTGCCCTTCTTCAGGGTTGGTGTGTCGGTCAGTATTATATTAGCCTCAAGGGGTTGTGGGACGGGCTTACGCTCTCCTTCGTGATCGCCATCTGAGTTGGGCGCAGATGGGACAAGGTAAGGGGATGCGAGGATGGGCGTAAAACACACTGTTTCCCCAGGTGGTAAGGCGCGAATAATATTGCCGATGGAACTCACATATTGCTGGAGCTTCGCAATTGCGACGCCGGCAGTGCCGGGCTTCGCAGAGTGATAAGTCAGCGATAACATTAGCCAGTGAGCGCATTTGCTGTCAATCCTACAACGTGCCTGCAGCTTGGCACGAGGGTTAATGGCAGTGTATTCCGAT